ATCACAAATAAAATACAATAAGTTAAAAATCATATAGTAATAAACAAAAAATTAATGGTTATAAATGTTAATTCAATCTATTTTATTTACCGAAGATGAATGCGAATCTATTATAAATTTAAAAAATAAATACCCACTATTAGGTAATAATGGTAGATGGGACGAATTTGACAATTTTAGGTACAAATTTTATGCATTAAATTGTACCCCAGATATAGATTGGGTTATTAATAGAATGTGTAACTATTTTGAAAAAGAAATGAATTTACACATTTTTTTCAGACCAACAAATTTAAATCTGCATCATTATATACCAGGAGATGAATTCGGTAAACACATTGATACAGGAACCCCGATAAAAGAATGGAATGTTGGTATTGTTTTAAATGATGATTTTAAGGGAGGGGATTATTTAGTATTTGATGAAAATGATAAACCTATAACAATTGACAAAAAGATAGGTAATGTATGTATATACCAATCCCAAACACCACATCAAGTCACACCAATTTTAAGTGGAGAAAGATGGGCAATTGCAATGTTTATACATAAATTTAGAATGCAACCTGGGAGTCTTTTATGAAAATTTTAATATTAGCTACCCCAAGAAGCGGGTCAACGTCCTTGGTTAAATTTATTGATTCTCATATAAAATTATCAAATTATAAAATGTTCATTGAACCATATAACGATTCTAACTATAAGGATTATTTCGATGAATTTGATTGTCAAACAACGGAACCATTATTAAGTCATGATAATATATTAGTAAAAAACCTATTAATAGTGGGATATGACGAATACCCTACAAAAACCTTTAACAGTGTACACGAGTATTTTGAATGGTGTGACACATTTTTTGATAAAATAGTAATATTAGATAGGAAAAATAAAACTTATCAGGCAGAAAGTTTTACCATAAATGAAAGGTGGAGTAAAGAAAGAGGGATTAGCTGGCATACCCCGAAAATATATGATGTTAGAAAAATAGAACAATCATATATTCAAACAATGATTAAAAGATATAATGAATCTAGTGAAATACTACATAACCTTTCACAAAATAAAAAATACCCGTTATTTTACTATGAAGACATATTTGAAAAGCATGATAGGGGTGTTATAAACGACTTATTTGAATACTTGAGGTTAGAATTAATCGAAACCCATTACGAAGAATATATACTATCCCCAAATAGAAGAGTTAGAATAGATGTGACCAATAAAAAAATCATCTAAGTTATAAATCCAATTCATAACTAATTCAGAAAGAATAACCCACAACCAAAGTATTTATCTAAGTAAATAATACCATATTTAGATGAATATATTTGATCCACACATATCGGGCTCCCTATCAGTATCTGGTTCGGGAGAAATTTCGGGTGATTTAACAGTACTTGGAACCATTCGTGGGACTGTATCTGGAACAACCGATAATGCGATAAGCGCATCCGAGGCCCCAAAATACACATTAACCTCTAGTTTCCAGACATTTACGGGGTCTTATACTACCGGAGCGTTTACTGGATCGTTTAAGGGTGATGGCGGTGGTTTATACAATATTCCGGCCAGTGGAGTTACCGGGCTCAATTTAACACGGATTGCTGATGGGGTTGCCACAGCATCCATTTCTTCAGCAAACGGCTTAAGAATTAACTCAAATACCGAAATTACGGGGACATTAAAACTTAATAAAGTAAACTTAGGTAGTAACAACATTGTTGATATTACTCTTACAGATGGGGGAGGGAAATATTTCATCAACGGAGTTAGAGCTCCAAGGTTATCCTTCATTAAGGGATTCAAATATAGATTTTATTTTAATAACAATAACGTACACCCATTACTTTTTTCTTTAACTAGCGAAGGGGAACACAATGGAGGTACAATATATACCACTGGAATAACAACCAACTCCGACCCTTTTTATGTTGAAGTTGATGTTACCGATGCCACAGCCACAACATTCTATTATTGGTGTGACCATCACGTTGGGATGGGTAATGCTATAACAGTATATTCGGATTTTATACATGGTCAATCTAGTATTGGTCTCATTAACGTAGATACAACTGCACTTGCCACAACCGGGTCAAATAACTTTACAAATATTCAAAGAACAAGTGGGTCCTTAGTGGTGACCGGTTCCGTTGATATCACAGGTTCAATTACATTGAATGGTCAAGCAATTGGAACAGGAAAATTGGATGAAACAACATTTCAATCATATACAAGTTCAAACGATTCAACCAACTCAACACAAAATAGTCGGTTAACATCAATCGAGTCTGCAACGAGTAGTTTGAATTCATTTACTAGTTCCATCGATAATACAATTAAAAATAAACTTAATACGGAAGCAGTTATAACTGGAAGCGTTCAAGTTTTAATAACAGGAACAACAGGATATTCCACGTTTAGCTCAAGTGTGTCTACAAGTATAGGTTCATTATCTAGTTCAGTTGCCACCACAACAAGTGGATTATCATCTAGCATTGGTTCTTTGAGTTCTAGTGTTGATTCTTTATCCTCATCAATTGCAACAACAACTAGTGGGTTAAGTTCTAGTGTTGCAACAACAACAAGTGGATTAAGCTCAAGTATTGGAAGTTTATCTTCGTCTTTTAGTTCCACTAATGATACTCAGAATGGTAAATTAACAAGTATTGAAACATCAACAAGTAGTTTAAATACATTTACTAGTTCTATTGACACAACAATTAAAAATAAACTTAACACAGAAACGGTTATATCGGGAAGTGTTCAAGTTATAATAACAGGAACAACTGGTTATTCAACATTCAGCTCAAGTATATCAACAAGTGTAGGATTATTAAGTTCGTCAGTTGCTACAACAACAAGTGGATTAAGCTCAAGTATTGGAAGTTTATCTTCATCTTTTAGTTCTACCAGTGATGCACAGAATAATAAAATTACAAGTATTGAAACATCAACAAGTAGTTTAAATTCATATACAAGTAGTAATATTACTAACATAAATGCAATTCATACATCAACAGGTAGTTTAAATACATTTAGTTCATCAATATTAGGTAGTATTGAACTTACTGGTTCTAATTTAACAGTTAAAGGAGATTTACTTGTTAAAGGAACAACAACACAAATCGATTCAACAACCGTAAACATTGGCGATAATATCATTCAATTAAATGGTACTGGTGCAACCAATGCGGGTATTGTTGTTAGAGATGCAACAGCACCAAATACCATTTCAGGATCATTGTTATGGGACACAACAAATGATTATTGGAAGGCTGGAATTGTAGGAAGTGAAGAAAAAATAATTCTTAATACTGAATACTCAACGTTCTCTACATCAATAGATTCTAGAGCAACTAGTTTACAAACATCAACAAGTTCTTTAAACACATATACCAGTTCTAATAATACTAACATAAGTGCTATTCACACATCAACCGGTAGTTTAAATACATTTACATCTAGTGCTAATACTAAATTTGGTGTTATCGAAACCTCCACATCAAGTTTAAATACATTTACTTCTTCGTTATTAACGGCAATAGAGTTAACAGGTTCTAACCTTACAGTTAGAGGTAACTTCTTGGTTAAAGGTACAACAACAAACGTTAATACAACAACGTTAGATGTTGATAATAATCTAATTAACTTAAATGGTAATGGTGCGTCATTTGCTGGTATACGAGTTAAAGATACAACAGGTCCAAATTTAATATCAGGGTCATTATTATGGGATGCAACAAATGATTATTGGATTGCGGGTCAATTAGGTTCAGAACAAAGATTAGTAAGAGAAACAGAATTTAACAATGCCGTTACAAGAGTAGGTAATGTTGAAACTTCAACAGGTTCATTAAACTCTTTTACGAGTTCTATTAATACAACCATTAAAACAAAATTAAATACTGAAGGTGTTTTAAGTGGATCCATTCAAGTTAATCACAATACAACAACAAATTATGTTGCAAATGAACATATAAACCATACGGCGGTTTCAATTACTGCAGGAAGTGGTTTAACTGGTGGCGGAGATATATCAACAACACGGACAATTAATGTGGGTGCGGGTAACGGTATAACAGTAAATGCTGATGATATTGCAATTGATACATCGTCAGCAACATTTACCACGGGTGTTAAAACTAAATTAAATACTGAAGGTGTAATATCAGGTTCTGCACAAGTTACTGGATTAAGTAACGCACAATTAACAAACTCATCGTTTCATGTTGGAACAACATCAATATCATTAGGTAGAACAAGTGCGTCTCAAACATTAACGGGAATATCAATTGATGGCACCTCAGCTTATGCCACTCAATGGGGTACTAGTGCTGGATATGCTAATTTTAGTTCAACTGCTATATCAAGTGGTGTAGGATGGGTTTTGGGTACTACAGGCAATGGTTATTATGCTCCTGTTTCACTTGCTAGTGTGTCTTCTTTACTAAACTTAAGTGGTACAAACACGGGTGATGAAACATTAGCGAGAGTAAATGCATTAGCAATAACCACAGTGGGCACAATTACTTCAGGTACTTGGAACGGTACTGCAATTGGAAATGCATATTTGGCAAACTCATCTTTTCATGTTGGAACAACATCAATATCATTAGGTAGGGCATCCGCATCACAAACATTAACGGGAGTATCGATTGATGGTAATGCCGCAACAGTAACAAACGCAACCTTCTATCGTCAGTTCACGGTAAGAGATGATAGAAGCGATGGAGGTAATTATAATTTATCAGGAAGAGCAACTGGTTTATATGCGATTGAAAGTTCAGGATCTAATGGTCCGGGTTCTGGGTATTTAAGTTTGATACACGTTGCTAATGGTACAGATGTTGCTTTCCAAATTGCGGGTGGATATACCTCTGATAATATGTATTTTAGAGGAACATCAGCATTACAAAGCGGAACTGGATATAGTGCTTGGAGAACGGTTATTCATAGTGGTAACATTGGTTCACAAACAGTATCAAACGTATCTGGAACGGTTGCAATTGCTAATGGTGGAACAGCAGCAACAGACGCAACAACAGCAAGAACAAATTTAGGTTTAGCAATTGGTACAAACGTTTTAGCATATAGAACATTTGGAACTGCGGCAAATAGTGCAACAGGAGATTTTGCAACAGCAGCACAAGGAACAACCGCAGATGCCGCATTAGCTAGATCGGGTGGAACCATGACGGGTAATTTACTATTCTCTAACAAGGGTATTAACATGAAGAGAGATAGTGGTGCGAATACAGGTATATCTTGGTATTCTACATCATATTCAGCGTGGTGTGATTATATGTCACCAGCAGCGACGACAGGTTGTGGCCCGAATGGTAATATTACCGCACCAGCAGGAACATATGTAACTTCGTGGGGATTAAGACGGTTTATTGAGGATAACGCGGGATTTGGTTGGACTTGGGAATCAGGAACATCAACTCAAGTAACACCAACTATTAAAGCAGAATTAAGAGCATCTGATGGTTTATTTAGTGTTGCTGGTGCAATGTATTCTGCGGGTAGTGTTGTGAAAACTGTTGCTAACTCATCATATTCAACATCATTTAGTAGTGTATCATCAGTAACAGTTACACATAGTTTAGGAACAAAAGACGTGGCAGTATTTGTTTATGACAGTTCAGATAATATGTTCTGGCCATCATCAATCGTTACAACAAGCACATCGGTGGTTACAATAACTTTTTCATCTTCTAGATCAGGTAGGGTTGTAGTTGTAAGATAAAATCCGTATATTATATAATATGTTAAGAGAAAATGTAGAAGTTAGTGGGTCCTTAAATGTTAGTGGACAATATATTATACCAAGAGGGCCACGAGCAAATAGGCCATCTAGTCCTGATATTGGATCATTATATTTGGAAGAATCTACTAGTGGTAGTTTTGTTGTAACATACACAGCCTCATCAAATTATGACGATGGGTGGGAACCTGTCGGTTCGCAAAACACAGATAGAACTGGGTTCAAATATAGACAGGTTATTAATTACTCATACTTAGCTGGTGGTTATAAATCCGCATCACCATGGAAGAACGTTCATAGAACAACCAATTCAACAGATCAAACGGTTCACTTAGGGGAATTATTGGATTACCCCGCATCATATACCTCCGGAGCGTGTAGTAAAAGTATTTTATTTCTTTGGTCAACAAATACCGATGGAGCATTTAAAGGAGATAATACTATTCATTCAACTTGGACCAGTGGTGTTAATATGGTAAATGAAACATCATATGCACACCAATCAAAATGGGATTTGGCAAATGCGAGAGATGACTGTGGTACTTTACATCAAGAAACAGAATTTGCTTGGATATTTGGTGCTGGGGTTGCTGCAGTTGAGAAGTTCAATTTAACAAACGAAACAATGTATAGTGTTTATTACCAAGCGGGTGTCCCATACATTACAACAACATCATCAATCACGGGTAGTGGCCCTTCTGGTGCATCAGGATTTTCAGATGAGAATTATGGTTATGGATGGACACAACAAAGTGGTACAAAACTATTCTTCGCAAATGATACATTCACAAATAATCAGCAGTGGGGTGCGAGTGGTCAACAAAAAGGTATTAGTTCAAAGGTGGGTAAAGGTTATGCGGGAAATGAAGGAACATATAATGGGGGTTATAATTTAAGAAGATGGAATGTTTTTACTGAAACTAATTTAGGTAATGTTTCAAAACCTCACGGTAACTGTGGTGAAGAAAACTTTACAATGGGACAAGATCATCAATATATGTTAGGTTGTTATGACGGTGCACAGGTAAATACTAGTTGGAAATTTGGTTACACTACGGATACTGGTACAGTAAACCCTAGTGGTTTGGCGCCAGGAGTAAATGGTGGAACATCATCAGGTCATTGCGGTTGGAGAACATAAAATTTATATTTATAAGATATGCTACACGAAAATATTGAAATTAGTGGGTCCCTAAAAGCACAAGGCGTGATAAAATCACCAATTGGAACACGGGCAAATAGACCGAGCAGTCCACAAACTGGTTCACTTTATCTAGAACAGGCAACTAGTGGTAGTTTTTTAATGGTTTATATTGGTGTAAGTAACAACGATAGTGGTTGGGTTAGAGTATCGTCTCAGGTAAATGCTAATGTTGGGTTTAAATTCAGACAAATTATTAACTATTCATACCTAGCCGGTGGATATAAAGATTCATCACCATGGAAGAATGTTCATAGAACAATAAATGCAACGGATCAAACAACACATTTAGGTGAGTTGTTGGACTATCCAGCATCATACACATCTGGAGCTTGTAGTAGGTATATCTTATTTATATGGTCAGTCAATACGGATAATGTGTGGAAATCTGCATCAGATATACACGGAACAACAACCGCGGCGGTTAATATGACCAATGAAACAAAGTACGCACATAATGTAAAGTTTAATATAACAAACATAAGGTCAGATTGTGGTACCATGCATAAAGAAACCGCCACCGCCTACATTTTTAGTGGAGGTAATGCAACCGTTGAAAAATTCGATTTGAATACAGAAACAATTGCCACCGGTTTTAATTTAACAACAATAACCGGTAACGATGGTGGTAGTGCATTCTCCGATGAAAATTTTGGATATGGATGGACAAGTAGTGAAGGTGTTAAAATGAGTTTTGCAACAGAAACATTCAGCTCAAGTGGAATGTGGGGAAACCACTCACAACAAAAAGGAATTAGTTCAAAAGTTGGTAAGGGTTACGCGGGTGCCGATGGTTCTTATAATGGTGGATATGCTTTAAGAAGATGGAGCAACGCTAACGATACTAATATTGGTAACGTTGCTAAACCACATGGCAACTGTGGAGAAGAAAATTTTACAATGGGGCAAGATCATCAATACATGTTAGGTAATTATGATGGTGCACAAAATAATACAAGTTGGAAATTTAGTTACACAACAGACACAGGAACAGTAAACCCTAGTGGTTTAGCTCCTGGTGTTAATGGTGGAACGTCATCCGGACATTGTGGATGGAGAGGATAAAACTAATTAAAATATGATATACGAGAATTTAGAAATTAGTGGAAGTTTAACATCAGATCGTGTAGTTAATAGACCACCTAAAGGCGTTAGAGCAAGTAGACCTGGTTCACCATTATCTGGTTCTTTATATTTGGAAGAATCTACTAGTGGTAGCTTTTTAATGTTATATACCGGAGTATCAAATATTGATAACGGATGGGAAAGAATTGCAGCACAAGAAACCATCCCAATAGCATTTAAATATAGACAAGTTTTATCATATTCGTACTTAGCCGGTGGTTATAAAGATTCATCACCGTGGAGAAACGTACATAAAACAACAAACTCAACGAATCAAACAACACACGTTGGTGAATTATTAGATTATCCAGCGTCTTATACATCCGGTGCTTGTAATAAAACAATATTGTTTATTTGGTCAGTAAATGATGATGGGGCATGGAAAGGTCCAGATAGTATTCATGGGACTCGGACATCAGCAATTAATTTGTTTAACGATACAAACTATGCTCATCAAGCTAAATTTAACACAGGTATTGCTAGAAGTGACGTTGCCACTATGCAAAAAGAAACGGAGTTCGCCTATCTAATTTCAGGTGGATCGACAACCATTGAAAAATTTAATCTATCTAACGAAAGTTATGTAAGTGGATTTGGTGTAACGTCAATAAATGGTAATGATGGTGGAGCCGCATTCTTTGACGAAAGTTTTGGATATGCTTGGACAAATAGTGGAGGTATCAAGTTTAATTTTTCAAATGAAACTCCCTCATCGTCAACACAATGGGGAGCACACGCTCAACAAAAAGGAATTAGTTCTAAGGTTGGAAAAGGATATGCGGGGAATGAAGGTTCATATAATGGGGGTTACAACTTAAGAAGATGGAGTAACTCTACCGATACAAATATTGGTAATGTTGCAAAGCCACATGCCAACTGTGGTGAAGAAAACTTCGCATTAGGACAAGACTGGCAATATATGTTAGGAAATTATGATGGAACAGGACAAAACAATACGTCTTGGATAATGGTTTATGCAACCGACACAGGTTCAAATGCCATTACGGGATTAGCACCACGGGTTAACGCTGGGACATCATCTGGACATTGTGGTTGGAGATAACATTTGACTTTATGAATATTTTTAAGTATATTAGATGAAAACAAATTAATTATGGAACAAGGTTACAAATATGATAGATCAAATTTTATCAATAACCCATTTGATGAAAAACTAATGCAAATTTCTGAAAGCATGTCTTTTGCATTACCAAAATATAAAGCATATAACTTTGTGGGTGGAGCGCAAATCACACCTTACGCGAGGTTAAAACAGTGGTTATTAGAGCTAAGAGGTAGAGAAGATGCAGTAGAACATTTGGAATATACTGTTAGAAAGATGGAACTTGAAATCCAAATGGATGAAGAAAGTAAAGAATTTATAACCGACCCCAAAAGAAAAGAAATGGTTAATATAACCATTGCTGATAAAATGATTGATTTAAGAAAGTTTAATAGAAATCTTAAAGACGCATATAGAGAAAGACAAGGGTTTATTGATTTGATAAAAGAATTCTTGGAATCTGATCAGGCGATTTTACCTAACGGAACGAAATTAATCGATGTATTTGGAAATCCCGAATTAGAAGAAAAATATGAACACGAATACTGGACCGTTCGTATGGCAAAGCAAGCTATGTTAGATATGATTTCATATGGTAGAATTGGTACCGGTAACTTAGATTCAATTCTTATGATGGACCCAGAACAACAAAAACAAGTGTTAGCATTAGCGTCAGCATACACTATCTCAACCGATAAAAATATAAACCAATTAATGACAGAAGCAACAACAAACAATTTTACAATTGAAGAGTCATTAAAAAATCAGTTAAGATTAAGTGAACCAAATAAAACAGAAACAGAAAAATTATTATAATGACACATATTCTTTTTAAAGTACAGGGAGACGTTCCAGGTTACATACAAGTAGTTGGGATGTATTTAAATTACAATTATGGTAGAATTGCTGACGAGTACAACGATATGAGAGTTGAGTTGAATAAACTTGGGGCAATAGTTATACCAGAAATTGTGGCTAAAGGCTTTGTTTTTGCTGACATATATAAAGATTATATTAGCGTTAGAACAAACTCGCATATTATGGACGAAATTCCTCAGTTAGCCGAATCTAGTGAGTCTGAAGAAGAAAAAGTAAAATATTTTCTTAATGAGGATGACAAACTATCAGCTGTACTTTTTAATAAAGCTGCAATGAGAAAAGTTGTTGCTGATAGATTTTCAGAAAGATATAAAGAGTTAATGGTTGATGCTTCTATACTAGAAAAAGATACTTGGGAAGAACAGAAAAGAGAAGCGTTTGGTTGGACAGCTGACGAAGATTATCAAACTCCGATCATAGATATTTTATGTGCGGGTAGAAATATAGATAAAACATTATTTGTACAAAAGATAATTAACAATGTTACAGCATATAATGTTAAATTAGCAAATCTATTATTAGAACAACAACTATTAGAAGAAAGAATTAAGGCGTGTGTAAACATCGCAGATTGCCACAGACTTAAGCACGAAAAATTTGGTGTTGCATTGAGCAAACAACAAAGGGAAGATGAAAATATTCCAACAACACCTCTCACATTGAAAATGGATTTTTAATGAATTTAGCTATTAACGGGACGTGTGCCAAAGGATGCTCATTTTGTTTCACAAAAGAAGACGCAAGACTAAAACACACACTCGGAGAAATGGATATAAACATGGTCGATAAAGTTATCGACCATTTTCATCTAAACAACTCCAACGAAGAAATCACAATACTCGGAGGTGAACCAACACAACATTCTAATTTTATTGGGATAATGGATCACATTTTCTCTAGAGGTTATAAGGTAAATCTAGTTAGTAATTTTCTTTTTGGAAAAACAACTAGAGATTATATTATAGATAATATTAAAAACATTAGATGGGCCTTTCCTAATGCCGCGGAACTCAATGAGAAAAACCGAATGGTTGTTTTTAAAAAGAACTATTTAGAAATCTATAAGGCTTACGCTAACACATGGGGATTCGATAACCACCCAAGATTATATTTGGCACTAACAATGTCAAGTGATTGGAAAGATAGAAATTTTTATGAATATATCAAATGGTTATACCACGAGTTAGATGGTAATATAAACGCCATAAGACTAGGTTTAGACCTTACTGGAACATATCTCATCAACAATAAAGAGATGGGCGTTGAGATGACCAAAATACTTAAATTTGGACGTTATAATGAGATTAAAATAACATCAGATTGTCAAGTTCCGCCATGTCTTTGGGAGGGTAAAACAAAAGGGGCTGTGATGGAAAACTCATTAAACTTTGCCACATTTAAAATTCCAGAGTATGAAACAATATGTGGGTTTATGCCATTGGATATATTCCCAGATGGTAGTTCTATTCATTGTTATCCATTAGAAGATAAAGTAAAGATCAGTAATGTTTTGGAAATATCGGGAGAAAATGGTATATTAGGTCTTAGAGAAGAGTTCGATAAACTTTATATAGAAAACCATAAAAATTATTCAATACCACAAGGATGTTTAGATTGTGTTTTTTACAAGACAGAATGTAATGGAATTTGTGGTGGTTGTTTAGAAGGAACCAAATGACAAATAAAATATTTTCAATACCGTTTAATCCGATGCTATCGGAAGAAGTATTCTTGAAAGAGTTCTACCCATTCCTGGAAAGGAACAAGGAATCAATCTATGACATTTATTTTACCTGTAGAATACCACCGTTCACACAAGATGCAATGGGTGCTATCTTTAGAGAAGAGGATAGAGACATTGTGTTTGAAAACGCAATGATTATACAAAAGGCTCTAGGTATTAGAATTAGTGCAACATTCAATAATATTAATGTTTCTCCAAAATATGAGAATTATAAATTGTTTGTTGATAATTTAAAACCTTTATATGAAAAGGGATTAAGGTGTATAACCATTCCTCATGGTCATTGGGTTGCAATGGGATTGAAGAAACATTTTCCAGAGATGGAAATTAAAAACACCATATTAAGAAAAGTTGCAACCGGTCAGGACTTTTGGTACAATGCTGATCAAGGATTTGATTATATTAATCTTGATAGAATTTTAATGAGAGATATTGAGGAGCTTAAAAACATTAAGCGAGCTCAATTAAAATATTACGAAGAGAAGGGTAGATATGTTAAACTATCACTCTTGGTTAACGAGGGTTGTTTAGGTAGATGCCCAGTAATGGATGAACACTATTCATATAATAACCTTAGGCAACCTAATGAGCTACCATATTTTCATCATGAGATATCTAAAGTAACATGTGAATACAAATGGGAAAAAGAGATCAATGCATTCTTTTTTAAAGCCGCAACAATACCACCATTTAAAGAAGAGTTTGACGAATTGCTAGAATATATCGATGTCTTTAAAATGCATGGTAGAGATAGCTTTAATCGTTTAAATGAAACAATAGAGATTGTGGATTCATATGTTGCAGGTAATGAAATTTTATCTGAAACATCAAATCTTTATCTTGATGGTATACCACACGAAGAATTAAAAGGTTGGAGAAATAAAATAAAGAAATGTAAATTTCAATGTTGGGATTGTAACTATTGTGATGTAGTTGCTGACCACAAAAAGAAATCATATGGACTTAGTTAAACATATTGACGATTCAATTGAATGGGGTAAACTAGAGGTATCTAAATTAACACAAGACATTTTAGATATTCATGGGATTACAAGTAATAAAGTGAGATCATTTCTTAATAACATATGTAGTCTGGATAACGCAACTTATCTTGAGGTTGGTGTGTTCAGGGGTGCCACATTTTGTTCTGCGATATATGGTAATGATATTAAATCAATTGCAATTGATAATTTTATGTCACCTAATTTAACACCAAAAGGTGTTAGTCAGAAGTTAGGTAACTACTACAAACACAATATAGATATTTTACCACAAGAAGAATTTTTACATAATGTAAAACGATTTGGTAATGTGAATAACATATCGGTATACAAAACTGATTACCAAACATTTGATTTTAAAACGCTACCATATGTTGATATTATCTTTTATGATGGTGAAACAAAGTATCATGATCAATATGTTGCATTAACAAACATGCTACCAATTTTCTCCAAAGAAACCATAGTAATTATGGATGATTGGAATTGGAACAGCGGGGCCTTCGATAAATTTATTGAAGATAACAACTTAATGATAACCCATCATAGGGAGTTATATACATCTGGTGAAGACTCAAAAGATTTTTGGAATGGATTAGGAGTATTTCTAATTGAAAGATAGTTGATTATCAGATATTTTTTGTTTATATTAATAATAAATTTAAGGGGAGGTGGGTGAGTGGTCTAAACGACAGCCTCCGAAGCTGCTATTGGACTTAACATTCAATCGAGAGTCCGAATCTCTTCCTCCCCGCAATTTTATAAACTTTTCTTAAACAAAAACAAAATGAGAAAAACAATCACAATGCTATCGCTAATGTTAGCACTATTGTTTACTACCACTATGTCATTTGGACAATACAGTAGTAGTGCAATTCAGAAAGGTTCAGAACAATCCTTAAAAGTTCAAACGGACAC